TGCTCATCACAGATGCCTTATCGATTAGCTACACTTCTCGCAGCTTAGAACAATTCTACCACTTCTGTACAAAAAATGCTTGCTCGTTCTCATCGAGCCAGCGAAGTGCTTTGTCTCGGTAATACTGCACGTGACCGGCAGAAGCGAACCGCATGCCGTCAATCTTTCGCTCGTGCTCCATGATATCGCGCAGGCTCTGACCATCGAGGTAATGAGCCGCCAGCACATCGGCGAACGTGCAGCCCAACGCTTTCGCAACGCCGCCCCTGTGGTTGTCTCCGTAGAGCAGCGCGAGTGCTTCGTCCATGATGCGGCTGCTCGTCTCGATCGTCTTCTCTAGTCCTGCTGTCTTTGCCATGATGCCGAGTACCTTGTCCGCTGCATCAGACGAGCCGTGCCCCGCTCCGTCATAGCTCACGCCGCTAACGCCGCCGCTTTCGATTTCCCGCAACTCCGCTGCTGCTTCGTCCCTCGCCCTCGCTGCCCTTGCGACCCCCTCGAAATATTCGCGTGCTTTCAAGTTTTCCACATCCCGAAATTAAGTTTTCCACAGGCTGAAAAGTTTTCCACAAAGAGAAAGAACCAAAGAGAAAGTTACTACTAGCAACGTCTTACTACGTAAAGAGAACTAACTAACCGCAAGCGGTTAGTTCTCTTTACTTTCCTTTCCTTTTCTTTTAATGCCATTGGGTAGTCATATGGGTACCCATGATAGCTAGCCATATGGGTACCCATTTTCACTACGTTTCTGTAGGTGTCTCTGTAGGCTTCGCGCCCCACCTGCCGATTGCGCCCTTCTTGCCGCCGCGCCTGTTGGCTGATACCTTGATAGCGTTCTCGAACATCCTGTGTGAGTATACGAAGCTATCGTCAGGCTCTAGCAGTTGCAGCGATTGGAGCGCGTGTATGAATTCTTTTGCTTCTTCCGCTGTCTCGAATTCCAGATCGTCCGCTATCAGCTCCCAGTCTTCTTCGGTGTAACTAGGCAGGTAATGGCCATCTGCGCTAGCCAGTAGCTCGCATAGCTGCCACCACCTGCCATATCCCTCGAAGCCGTACATTCTTTTCAGTCGCTTGCATTTGCGGTCGTGGTGGGCATTGGAATCATGCGAAAAGTATTTAATCGGCTCGGCTGCGAATTCGTCCAGCTCCCTCATGTCTCACCCCATTTCTTGTACTCAAGGTATTGTCCGGCGTTCCACCTCTGCGCAGCTTCTAGCTTGCTCTGACCTTTCGCATACGCCGAGTTAAGGCACTGCTTGCATTGCACCATCCACGTGCTGTAGTCCTGATGCCACTCGTCTACGTAATGCTTCGAGCCGCAGCCCACGAAATCGGGAAAGCCGCCGCACCCGCATATATTCAGCTCCATGCCGTCAATCTCAACGCACGCGCAGCCCTCGCCCCAGTCCAGGTACGTTTTCCTGCAAAGCCAGCCATGCCAGCCGCCGCGAGTGATTCGCTTCGGATAGGCGTATCGACCTTTCACGTGCATGCATTCACGCTTGTTAGCGTCCCAATAGCTGACAGGCTCGCCAGCGCATTTATCGCAGGCTTCGTACCGATACACCACATGAGCGCGTTTCTTCTGCACGTCATCCCACGTCGGTAAGCCGTCCGGCATTGGCTCTGGTTTGGGTTTGGGTTCGCTCACGTCGATAAATAGCAATTCGAGCTGTTCGAGCTTGCCGCTCATAATGCATCACCACTCAGCTCGTCCTCAAGCACCTTCACGCGCTCGTTCAGCCGGTTGTGGGCCTCCATCAACGCCCTCTGGGTTTCCAGCATTTTCTCCGTGCTCCACCGCTTATCATGGAGCCATTCCTTGAGCGTCGCGACCAGCGTGCCGATGCCGATTGCGACCAGCCCGATTACGAGCAGCCCGGTGAACACCACGCCGACTGCGGCGAACGTCTCATACGTCATTCGTCCACCTCCCCGCGCAGCCGTCGGCATCCCATGTCGCATCGATTTCGTACCATGTCGGTCATTCCGCATCACCCACCAGCTCAAGCGTTGTCTGCCCGTCGAGAACTGGCCTCTTTCTCGGTGGCGTCGGCTCCCACTCCATGAGCGTAAGCGCATCAATCGGATTCCATTCCCACTCTGGGCATTTCCGAGCCGCCCATATCTGCATGTCGCTCATGGTCTCTTCATGCATGCTGCACCAGTTGGCATCGCCGCAGACCATGAACGAGCAGTGACGGCAGTTGTGCGGCTTACTCATGCGTCCACCTCCTGTTTCAGCCATTCGAGCAGTGCGTCGTAATCGTCCATCGTGCATTTGCCGCTTGGCTCGTAGCACTCGTCAGTCTGGTGAGGGCATTTGTCGCACTGGTCGAGCAGGTCGTAAGTGAGCTGATTGCCCATAATCGTCCGCGCCGCCCTCTCCGGCGTGCCGAAAAGTCGCTCGTAGCGCGTCTCGCCGCCCACGTAGAAGTCGCACGATGTTATGTTGCCTACCACTGTGCGGCAATGCTCGTTACGGCACGTGTCGCAGATTCTGCTCATTGCTTCACCCGCTTTCCGCAATCTGGGCAATAATTGATTCCGCCCCAATCAACGCCGTGCTCGTAGACGGTGCACCCACATTCGGAGCACTCAAAGATGCCGTTCTTGGTGGAAACGTCCTCGCACTCGTTTTTGCGCGCTAGGTGAATCTCGCCCTTCTCGTTCACTAGCGGCTCGCCATGAGACATGTAAACGTATCCCCTCATCGTCTCACGCTCACAATCACGCCCACGCCGCCGATGACGCAGCACGCGCACAGCCACGTGAAGCCCCAGCCTGCGCCGAAGGTCACGCCGATCGCAAGCGCAGCCATGACGATGCCGAGCACGAACAAAAGCAGCGCGAGGGTATCGCCTACGTCTCGCTTATTCATCGCGCATCATCGCCAAAAGGCTCACGATGACGCAGCAGAGCAGATTATTTGACTTCTGCGCCTGTTTCGCCATGTCTCGGTACTCTGATTCGCAAATATCGCAGTAATCGCCTGTCAGGTCATCCAGTTGGATTACAGCGTTATCCAGCTCGCCGCTGAGGTATTCGTTATGCGCTTGCAGCTCCTTGATGCGCTCGTCGGCTTTGCGCAGCATCCGCGTCAAGTCATCGATGCGCCGCTCGTGCTTGCCGATTTCGTCCAGCGCATCCTCTTCAGCCGCGTTGATATCGCCGAGCATCTGAGTGCGCAGGTATCCGCGCTGCGTCACGCTCACCGTCTCTCTCAATGCGTCGAATGTGTCAAGCATTCTCGATCATCTCCTTATACGCCGCCTTGATTTCGTCCACGTACTTCTTGCGGCAGGTTTGGCTTTTTCGTTTCAGCATGTTTGAAAGCTGCGCCGTTGTGATGGCGGTCTTTCTCGACACGCTCACGATGCCGTACTTCTCCACCAGCTCCCTGAGCATCGGCACGGTTCCCTTGTAGTGCACGAGTTTGTTGCCCTGTTCCGTGCGCTCGCTGTGCTTGCGGCAGTGGTATTCGGGCAGGTACACGTGCATCGGGTGGTCTGGCTCGGAGTCTACGAAATCGCCGTGCTCGTCTCCGAGCGTGAAGCTGCCGTCAGGCCGTCTTGTCACTAACATTTTCAGCCCCCAGTTTCTCGGCGATGATTAGCAGCTCAAGCAGCAAGCCGTTTACGCGGTCGCTCAGGCGTTTGTTTTCGGCTTTCAGCTTGTCGGCTTGCTTGCGCCATAGGTTCGCGTCGGCTTCGAGCGTTTCCATGCTGGCTTTGTAATCGTCGCGCTCGACAGCCGTGTCGATGAGCGCGTTGAAGAGCCTGTCGCCATTCGCGATGTGGTCTTCCAGCCTGCCGCTAAGCTCGTCCACCTTGGCTTGCAGGTAGTCGCGTTGGTCGCGGAACTCAAGCCGTTGCTCGTCGCACTCGCGCAGCTCGTCACTCTTGGCTTTAAGGCATTCACGCTCCGTAATCGCCGCTTGACGGTCGAGGAACATCATCAGCTTGTCGCTGTCCCATTCGTCTGGCTTCTCGTTCATCTCGAACCGCCTGCCGCGTTGCCACACCTCTTTCACAAACTCGATGAGGTCGCGCTCCAGCTTCTTGCGTGTGTCTTGTTCGGTCATTTCGTCACCTTTCTCGCAATTGGGCACGGGCTACCGCAGAGCATGCAATCCGCGCAGCAGCGCACACCCTGCGCAAGCGTGCAAGGATTGAAGCGGCAATGTATATCCGCGTGGATGCATTGCCGCTCGTAGCCCAGTTCCCAAAGCGTCGAATCATCGATTTGGGTTTGCTCCCAGCGCATCAGAATGGCAAATCATCATTCGCGTAGGCTTGCTGCTCGGTGACCTGCGCACCTGGGAAAGCCTTATCTACTGCATCGGCTACGGCGTTGTCTTGCGCCTTTTCCGCTGGGCTGTTCTTGCTCATGATGTTGATTTCGGATACCGTCAATTCAATCTGCGAGCGTTTATCGCCGTTCTTGGTTTCCCACCGCTGCTCGTGAAGCTGTCCGCTGACGGTCACGCGATCGCCCACATGCATGATGTTGTCGATGGCATCGGCACGCTTGCCCCACAAAGAGCAGGAAATCCAGCTCGTGTAGTTCTCGCCGTTGCTGCGGTATTCTTCGACCGCCACGGAGAAGGTGAGCACAGCCGTGCCGTTTTGCGTTCGCCTTAGCTCGCACCTGCCCACGTTGCCGCAGATACACGCGATGTTTACGCTTGTGGTCATTTTTGCTCCTTAGTTGTCTACTTTGAGAAAATCGAACAGCGTCTTTTGCGACGCTTCAAATTCGGCTTGTTCGAGGTTTTGAACCGCGCACTTGAAATACGATGGTTTCAGCTCGATGCCGATGAACTTGCGCCCCTTGGATACAGCTACATACCCCTCAGATCCGATGCCAGCGAAGGGCGAAAGCACTACGTCATCTGGCTTGCTCCATAGGTCGATGCCGCGCTCGATCACATCCAACTGCAACGGGCAGATGTGGCGTTCATCCTCGTTTTCCCGTGCGTTTTGGTGTTGCAGCGTCCTCGACGGGTTCACATCCATCCACACGGGGCTTGCATACCGCTGCCATACAGGTATTGGGAATTCATCGTTTGTATGGCTGACGGGTTCTGGATTGTCCCCTTGCTTGCGCATGGTCACGAGGTAGTCGGGTATGCCCTGCCTGCTCATGCAGCTATCTTTGTTCTTCTGCTTATTGAGCAGCCCCAACGCCTTAGTGCGCTGCATGGCTGTTACGGGGTCTTTCCAGATGCACACTTCGCTGTGGTAAATAAAGCCAGCGTCTTGAAACGCCTTGATAAGCCCCCCCCTGAAATCGCGGATACCGATGTAGCCATCGCGCTCTTTCAAGGTCGGCAAGTTCGTGCAATGGAAGGAAACGAGCCGCCCCGGCATCGTTACGCGGTAAAGCTCTTGCACTAGAAATGCAAAATGCTGCTCGAATTCGTCATCGGTCTTGCAATTACCCATATCGCGATTCGAGTTGCTGTAGGTGTACAGGCTTGCGAACGGTGGCGAGAAGATCGTATAGCCGATTACGTTGTCATTGATACTCTTGATGCGCTCGACACAATCGCCGAGCATCAGCCTGAACTTCTCGCCGCGTGCATCCTCTTCGATATAGGGCATTTCGTCGCGCTTGTTCATGTTTAGATCGTCCCTGATTCGTATGCTTCGCTTCTTCATTTCGCGGGTCATTTCGTCTGATGCATCGCGCTTCGATATGACGTTTTCCACGATTGCTGATTCGCGGCTCGTGACGAAAATATCCACGTCAACGGGGCAATACTGACCGTATCGCCAGCAACGCCGCACGGCTTGATAGAACTGCTCGTATGAGTGAGACAAGCCGCAAAAGGCCATATGCGAGCAGTGTTGCCAGTTCATGCCGAAACCCGCGATAGACGGCTTTGTCACAAGCACGCGGTATTTGCCATCGGAAAAGCCCATCATGGCTTGTTCTTTCCATTCGTCCGAATCGCTGCCGCGCACTTCCACGGCATCGGGTATCGACTTCGCCAGATGTTCGGATTCGGCATTGAGGTCGCACCAGATAAGCCACGGCTCATCGGAGCTGTTCACGAACTGGGCTATTGCATCGGCTTTTAACTCAATCGAGCTGCGCCGCGCTTTTTGTTGGTCTGACAAGGTGAGCGCGGACACGGCGAAAAGCCGCTCATCGTCATCGTCCATGACCTCTAGCACGTGGGTTTTGATGCTCAGCTCTGGCAAGTCGAATCCCTCATTCTCGTAGCCCAAATCAGACGGCCTTGATACGACAACTGCCCACTGGCTGACCCAATCCCAGAAACGCTCTTTAGCGTGTCCCTTGATGCGCCATTTCGACGTGTTGCCGCCGTCATGGATAAAGAACATTGCCAGCATTTCGGTTCGCGTCATAGCTCCGCAGAATTCGGCGTGATTGCCTAGCTCCATCCAGTCGTTAGGGGCTGGCGTTGCCGTACAAGCCAGCTTGTAGCGCGTGTGCGCAAATCGCGTGATTATCTCGTTTCGCGTCTTGCCCGTGAAACTCTTCAAGATGCTTGATTCATCGAGCACAACGCCGGATATCTCCACATCAGCGAACTTGTGAAGCATTTCATAGTTGGTGATGTTGATACCAGGTCGAACGTCTGACGCATCGCGGCATTTCGTCACCTGAACGCCGAATTTTCTACCCTCGCGCACCGTCTGCGAGCTGACCGCCAGCGGAGCGACAATCAGCACGATAGAATCCGCGCCGCATCGGTCGTAAACCTGCCGCGCCCACTCAAGCTGCATGGGTGTTTTGCCTAGTCCGCAATCAGCGAACACGCACGCCTTGCCTTTAGCGCACGCCCATTTAACAATATCGCGCTGGAACGGGTAGAGCATCGGGTTTATGTCGGTAGCTTCAAAGCCGCTCGGCTCGATGGTCACGCGCTTGGATTCCAGAAACTGCGCGTAATCCATTAGCTCTCCCGTATCTCGCCAGTGTCCGCGTCTACGTCGATGGGCTCTGCTGGCACGACGGGCGAAAGAACGCCGCTGTAGTCTGGCGTGGTATCGTCTGCCGCCGCCGCTTCTTGCGCAGTGATCGAAACGGGCAGGTACGGGAACGCCCTGCGCACCGCCGTCTTGATAGCCATCTGCTCGTAGTGCGTTGTCCACGGGCTGTAGCTGGATTTGCCAGCCTGCGAGCTGGCGCGTGCTTTCTCGATATCCTCGCGGGTCAGCACGTTGAAGTAGTGACCGCCGTCTTTGAATTTTGCAATGCAGTATGCGTGCGTGAGCTTGCGCTTGTCTTTCGGCTCAAGGCTCGGGATGTGGTCGAGGTGTTCGTTTAAGCCGTAGGAGTACGTGAACTCATCGCCCTCGTATACCGCCCTCGCGCTGACAGATTCGATTTCGCCGCTGCGCCTAGCCAAATCCAACATGCCTTTGTAGCCCATGATGAACGTAGCTTCAAAGCCGCCCGTCTTTTTGTTGCGGTACGGCAAGATATAGGCGCGTCCCAGCCCGTCAACTGCGCTCGGCTCAAGCCCCAGCGCGGCGCATTTCATAATGCACGACAAGACGCTGACCGTGGAGCATTGCGCTAGCTGTGGCGTGGAATTGTACGCGCTCATAGCGAGTTGAAACATCCGCTCTTTGCTCATGTTCTCCGGCATCACCGCAGCGATGCGCCCCCAGCTCTTTTGCAGGATGCTCTTGAAATCCTCTTGTGGCGTGGCTTGCGTGAGCGTTGCCTGCTGTTGTGCTATCTGTCCCATTACTTTTGCTCCTTAATCCTCAGCCCACCGTTTCGGAAGGTTTCTGTCGTGTACTGCGCGTATATGTCTGGATGCTCTTCTTTCAGGCGTTTGGTGTCGAGCCTTTGCGTCTTGCTGCGAACGCTGGTGACCGTGAACCGTGGCGTTTCCAGCCCCTTCGCGTCTCCGATCAATTCCATAATCTTTGCCGCGTAGGTTGCTTTGTGTTCTTTCGCCTGCTTTTCTGATTCTCCCGCCGCTCGGTAGCTCAGAATCAGCCCGTCGAGCGTATCGGGGTCATCTGCTGGCTCGATTGCGCCTGTGGTGTCCTGGTACATGTCGGCAAGCGTTGCCACGTCCTGATGCTGCACCGCTGGCATTACGTCCTTCTCCACGTAATCGTGCCAGAAGGTATCTACCGCGTCCGTGACGGCTTTCAGGTCGCGTTTGTCGGGGCGAATCAGAAAGACCTGATACTCGCACGTGTCGCGGAAGAACACGGCTACGTGCGCGTACTCGCGCCCCGTGACGCTGAGGTAATGGATAACTTGCGTCTGGTAGTACAGCGGCACGCCGTCTTGCCAATCCTTCGCGTTTCGCGCCGTCTTGATTTCCAGCACGCCCCACGTCTGGCTTGCGTAATCGCGGATTTCGTAGTCAAGCGATGCCTGCGCCCACGGACGATCGATTGCCTGCGCGATTGCGTTGACCCTGCGCACCTGCATGGCTGGATGTTCTTTCTTGTACCACGCGCCGATGACCGGTTCCATCGTCGTGCCGAATGCCACGTATGGACGCTCTGAAATGTCTTCGGGCTGCTCGCGCCCCGTCTTCTCTAACCACAGTTGCAATGGCGTTTTCCAAGGTGACAAGCCCATCAGCGCGGCTACGTCTGAGCCGCCAATGCCTTTCGTCCTCTGCTCGCGCCAATCGTCATCGCTTGCGCAGCGAATCAGCTTGAAGCGCGAATTCTCGCCATAAATGCTCATACAGCTCCTTTCGTTCGGTCTTTTGTTGTCTGCTTTGCTGTGCCGAACTGCGCTGTTCGATGCCGTTGCCGGGCCTTGCGGCGCGGCTCTAAGCCGTTGCTTCGATATGCTCCACTACGCATCGCTATGCCCTTGCCGCGCCCCGCGATTCCTCGCGTGGCCTTTGCGTCGCTCGGCGAAACTGTACCCTGCCTTTGCTTAGCCGCGACTCGCTTTGCCTTTGCTACGCTAAGCGAATCGGTGCTCTGCCTTTGCTCTGCTGTGCCAAGGGCTGCATTGCCTTCGCATAGCACTACCAAGCAAAGCCCTTGCGGCACAATGCGCTGCTACGCTTTGCCTTTGCAGTGCTTTACATTCCGTTCCTGAACCATTGCCCAGCTTTGCCGCGAAAAGCGCGGCCTTCGCCAATCGGGACGTAGCAGCTCCTTAGCTGTGCCGAGGTCATCAATGCCACAGCATAACGATGCGTTGCTTTGCTATGCCCTAGCAGGGCGACACATTACTTCGCCGTTGCTGCGCGTGGCTGAGGTTTGCAATGCCATAGCTCTGCGCAACTGCTCTACACAGTGCCTTTGCCTTGCTTCGCTGAACTTAGCTAATCTCTGCCCTTGTCGAGCCGTGCTGCGCTGTGCTGTACCTTCGCACATCGGCACTGAGCCATGCCCTTGCTGTGCGTAGCTCTGCCATGCCGCCGCTGTTCCCATCGCGGCTTTGCCATAGCCTTGCCAGTCATCGCTGTGCCATCGCTTTGCGCTACCGGGCAGCTCCTTTGCGGCACTAGGACGAGCATTGCCATCGCCCAGCTTTGGCACGCCTTAGCTAGTTTTCTTCTTCTTTATACTCTTTCCAGAAGAATCTTCCTTTTCCTGAATTTCGCCACTGACCAATGCCCTTGAGCGCACCGTAGTTCAGCCATTCCTTGACGTAGGCCATGTGCGAATCTTCCAAGCAGCGAATCTCGCACTCGATGTAGCTGCCTGCTGGCACGGTTTCAGACGATGCCAAGGCTACGCGCTCGCCCTGCGCCGTGGATGCCCTCAAGGGACGCTGGCAAATGCCGATTTCTTCCACTGGCTGACCGTCGTACATGATTGGAATCTCACGCGGAAACACGAAGATATTGCCGTCGATGACCTTCTTGTGAGCAGTCAGCTTCTTGCTCTTGGAATCGCTCACGCGCCGCAGGTGACCGCACGCATCCTTAAAAAAGCCTTTGATTTGGTAGTCGTACAGAATCACATCGCCCTGGTCATTGCGCGGAAAGATTGTCATGCTCTTGTCGAACACCTCATCAACGCCCACGGCTGCGACTTCCTGCTCGATCGTCTCCGCATCGGGTGACTTCGACGCGATGAATTCGCGGTGAATGTCTGGGTCGCTGGATGCCGTGCCAAGTACCTCTTCGGTGAAGTCGATGCGTACTTTGATTGCTTTCATTTCTACCCCATTTCTTCGACCGTCACCATCGCGCCAGCAGTGCCTTTCACGATTCGCTGGCTTGTGGTCAGGTCGCAATATTTATAACTATCATCTTGGATTAGGCCGATGCCGGTCTTGCCAGCACGCGGCTTGGTGAGCGCGTCGAGTATGAATTTCACGCCGCCGAGCACGTTTGATGGGTCGCGCCTTGCGTTCGGCTCGATGAACTCGATGTGTACGTGAGCCTTGCCCCGTATGGGCTTGAATCGTTCCTTCGTCATCGCGGCTTTCGCGTGCCACATCACATACTCGATATTCTCGCGCTCCTGTTTCGCGGCAACATAGCGATTCGTTCGCGCTGCCGCTATTAGCTCGTTCATGCCGTCAAAGCCGCGTAGCTGCCCTGTGCGGGTCGTGCGGTTCGATGGCACAAAAAACGTGATGCTTCTCATATCGCTGCCAGCAGGTAAAGCACGGCAATGTAGAGCAACGGCACGCCGATTACTGGCGGCAGCAGGTGCTTCGCCGCGTCTTTCAGGCTGTCGTACCCGCACTCGTCAAACATCAGGTTGATAGTGTTCATGGTCTGCCCCTTAGCTGCGTTTTTACTTCGTCAATGTCGTATTTCGGTCGTTTGTGAGTAGGCAGGTATATCGGCGTGATTCGCTTGGCTTTCACCAGCCCTGCGATTGTGCCGTGCCTGATGCATAGCTCACGCTCTAGCGCGTGCGCGCTATACAGCCGATTCATCTTGCTCGGCAAGGAACTTTTCTACGAAATACGCCTGACCCTTGCCCGTCACTTTAGGCGTGCGGTTAATGGTCACGTGACCGTCAGAGTGCGTGATAGCGGTTTCCTTGATGCGGAAAAGCCCCATATCCATCGCCTTTTGCGTCGGCACGTTGCGGTTGCTGTCCTTCTTGCCGAGGTAGCCGTTTTCGCGCATCCAGTCGAAAAGGCGGTTCTGCCCGATGTTGATGCCGTTTTGCCTGAGCATCTTTGCCAGCTCGCCTACAAGACACGTGCCGTCAGATGCGCCCACGGCATCGGCAAAGAGTGCCTTTGGTTTCAGTTCGGCAATTTGCTTGCTCTGGCGGTCGAGCGCGTCTTGCGCCACGAGCAGAGCACGCGCCATGATTTGCTCCGGCGTTTCTTCCTCTTTCGCCACGATGTAGCCGCCCGTGCGCCTGATCGATGGCAAGACCTCATGCGTCACCCAACGCTTGAATGCTTTTGCTTCTGGCTTCTTGGATGCCATGACAAGGGTATAAAAACCTGCTTCACTAACGACGTTTGTGCTTTGAACGCCGCCAGGGGTTGGGATTGAATCCCGCCCCTTTTCGTCTTCGTCAAGTTTGCGCAGTGCAGTGTGGTCAAGTCCCAGCGCAAAACAAATATCACGCGCTACAAACCACGGCTCGCCGCTTTTATCGGTGATAGTTCGCAGCTCGCCGAATTGCGGATTTTCAAAAATCTTGATATCTTGCATGTGATTACTTCCTTTCGGTAATCATCATTGCGCCCACATCTGTTGCCGCAGGTGTGGGCAAACCTTTATTTACGGTGCAACAGCACAAATCTCTTCTACTGTTCGATTCATTGCCGCTGCTAGCTTTCGTGCGTCCCTGATGGTCAAATCGCTACGCCCTGCGAGCTTGCTATTAAGCGTCTCAGGCGTGCAGCCGATATAATCTGCCAAGCTCTTCTTGGTCGTGTGGCTTTCTGCCAAGTACGCACCGACAAGCCCCTCAAGTGTTTTCACTTTCTCACCCCCTCTCGATTTACTAGCCTATTTTTTGCTGCGTTGCCGTCATTCGGGTCACAGCCATTGTCAAAGTGCTCTGCAAATCCTTAATTCTTTAAGGTTGCAACAAAGAGGATAGCCTTAATGTATTAAGGATTCAAGCCGAATATTGAAATTTTCCGAAAAAGTTTTAGGATTGTAGACACGCAACGAAAGGAGCTGATTATGGATATCGCCAAGGCAGTACGTGATGCCGCAAAGACAAAAGGATTGTCTCAAGCTGATATTTGCCGCGCAACTGGCATGAGCGATTCCTATATGTCGCAGCTTTTCAATGGTCGCATTCCTGACCCAAAGGCAAGCAGTGTGTACAAAATAGCCCACGCGCTAGATATGACGGTAGATGAGCTGCTAGAGCTGGCAGAAATAGCCCAGTAACCAACTGCGCCCCTGCGCCGCTGGGGTAGATGCAGCGCAGGGGCAAAGGCAAGAGGGAGGAAGGGAGAAACCATGCCTCGGAACGATGATAGCCCCAAGACGGGACGCGCCAGCCAGAATTACGGAATGGGCAGCATCACCCAGAAGAAGAACGGCAAATACCTCGTGCGCGTATCGAACGGCTACAGGCGCGACGGCTCGCGTAACGTCGTATCGAAAACCTGCGCAACGCTGGCAGAAGCCCAGAAGGTGAGAAAGCAGCTCGTGCTAGCAGCTGGCAAGTCGGAGAATTTCGGGGACGGCATCACGCTCGATGAGTATTGGAGCACGTACTTCCTGCCAGCTCGTGAAGGTCGCATCACGAAAGCGGCACTCGCGGACTACGAACTGCACTACCGCGTGCACCTATCTCCTGCGCTCGGATGGCGCGAAATCGACACGATCCGACACGCCGAAGTGCAAGCCCTGGTGTTGACCAAATCACGCGGGACAGCCGAGCACGTGGTGAAGACGCTGCGAGCGATATTGCGCGATGCGTGGCTCAATGAACTGCTGGACGTTGAGCCGATGCGCCGCCCGATACAACTGCCGCCAGCAAACCCGCAGCTAGACGTGTGGTCAGCAGAGCACGTGGCAGCGGCAATGGAGCGCATGCGCGGCTCGAACATCGAAGCCTTGTGGCTGCTCATGGTCGGGGCTGGATTGCGCCGCGAAGAAGCCTACGCGCTGTACTGGCGCGATATCGGCTTCGCGGAAGTCACCACGATTACCGGAGAATTTGACTACCATTGCACGGTATTGGTAGACGATGCCGTGACCATCGCAGACGGCAGGAAAGACGTTAAAACGGCTTTTTCGCGGCGCATGGCTGTAGTACCCGAGCCGTTTGCTTCACGGCTGCACGCGCTAATTGGTGACCCAGACGCGCCCATTTGTGCGCTGTCGCTCGGTCGGGTTTCGCGTGCGTGGGCTTCGATGTGGTCTGAGCCGCCGAAACGCAAGGACGGCACGAGCTACGAGCTGACCGATGCCAAGTATCACATGGGGCGCATGGTAGGCTCTGGCGTGCCGTTCGTGCCGCTGTCGAGGATGCGAGCCACGCACGAAACCATCATGCAATCCGCAGGCGTGCCGGACACGCTCAACGCCAGAATCCACGGCAGGAGCGAGGTATCGAAGGTCGGCTATCGGCACTATCTCAACCCTCAAGCGGACGCTTTCGGGGCTGCTGCGCTCGCTGTCGGCGATGCCGTGAAGCGTGCCCAAGGCGCGTGAATTCTCCCCGATTTTCCCGCTTTATGTGAATTTATGTGAATTCTGAGCCAGTTTTGAAGCCCTGAAAATCAAAGTTTGCGCTGGTCGGGGAGACAGGATTCGAACCTGCGACATCCTGCTCCCAAAGCACGGGCAGCAAAAAAGGCGGTTTACTGAAAACCGCCTTTTACCTGCGCTTTTGTGTTCTGCTGGTGCCTGTAGATTCTCCCAAATTTTCCCCGATTTTCCCCGATTTTCCCCGTTTATGTGAATTAGTGTGAATCGATGACGCTATTTCTCCATGTCTGCGCGGATTAGATTCTTGACGTAAGCCGCCTTGTTCTCCTGCGCTTGAAGAAAGAAAGACGGGCTAAATGCTCGACCGATTGCACCACCTGCCATGAGAAAACGCCTTAGAACGCAAATAAACGAGCCGTTTACCTGCGGAAATGCAAAAAGCCCCCAGCATCCGAAGATGCCGAGGGCTTGCGCGTTACGCGATCGTGTAGTCGTATCGCTTGTTGGTTTCGTCCCACGTCTCCGTCACGGTCACGCCGAAATGCTGCTCTACCGCCGCGATGAACCGCGCCATGCTCTCGTGGCTGATGTAGTCGGTCGGCAGGCTCGCCAGCGTGGCGGCAGCGTCGATGCCGTAGGCGATTTCCATCGGCACGGGCGCGGTGGGTTCCGTATGCTGGACGCGCTCGGTTCCGAAGTCGCTCACCTTGTAGTCGAGGTTCAGCGGCGGGTCGATTTCGGTTGTGGTGGGCTGTATCTGGTAGTACAGCGTCACGGGATGGTCTTGCAGCCATGCCGTCAAGTCGCTCGCTCTGTTGAACTCGGGGTACGGCATCGTGAGGTACACGCGCCCGTTTGCGTGCTGCGCTATACAGTACGCCGTGCTCATGGTCGAGCCTGTGACCGTTAAGTTAGGCGTGAAGTACGCGCTCGCCTTGACGTTCTCCACGTCCGTAATCGGTGCGGTGGCAGCGTTCGGCAACGCCGCGTTAAAGCGCGTCATGCCTTTTGACTGCTGCCATGCGCCTTCTGCGCCCCACGTCAGCGTACCCAAGTCCACAGCCCCCACGCGCTTCACCGCAGCCGTAGCCGTCAGCTCGTCGCGCACGGTTCCCGCGCTCTTCATGCCGTCAGGGAAGTAGGTGGACGCTGGTATCTCGCGCACGAACAGCGGGTTATCATCCACGTCCGTTGTCTCCACGCCCTCCACGCGCACGGGCAGGAGCGTACCCGCGTCGTAAGGGTAGTAGGCACCGGGGTACAAAGCCTCGAACTCGGCTACCGTGGCGGGTTCGTTCCCTGAGCCGAACATGCGGGTTAGGTCGATGCACAAGAATGCCGTATTTACATTGTCGAATGTGACACCTTGCTTGAACAAAAAGCGAACCGATGTGTTAAGCGTGTAGCCCGTCTGTATGCCGCCGCTGCCCGTATCGGTCGCTGCACCTGCAATGCCGTAGTAGTACGTGCTTGCAGAACCGCCAGCGGGGCACCCTTTCAGCAGGTACTTGTGACCAGAAACCATGCTGATGTAGCCTAGTATAAAGTAATCGTCATCCGTAGCCGTGCCGCTAATGGTAAACGTGCCGTCCGCTTGCGGCGTAATCGTCACGCCGTTTGTCGTTGACGCGCTTTCCTTGTGCGCGAGCTGGTTCCACACCAGCGTATTGCCCTTGACGCTCTCGATTCGCGCCGCGCCGTCCCCGCCGCTGGCACGCGAGATGAACTCCGCGCTCACGGGTTCGCCCGTCGCCGCGAGGTTGTCGGCGAATCCAGCCGTGAGGTCGGTCGCGTGGCTGTCGGAGTTGGCCTTCTTCGCCAGCTCTGCCGCGTAGGTGTCGGCTACCTGCTGCGCGTTCGCCGCTGCTGTCTCGGCATCCGCGATTGCATCGTCCACCAGCTCGCGCCAGCCCGCGACGAGCACGTCCATCGCGCCAGCCTGCTCGATGATGGATTGGTCTTGCGTGTCGTTGGACGGCAGCACCTTGAAGCTGTAGGTGGTCGAGCTGAAACGGTGGGCGATTGTCTCGCCGTCGCTGTCGGTCGCGCTGACGGATGCCGTGGTCGTGCCGACGTTCGCGCAGGCGACAGGCGATACGAGCCAATCGAACTCGATGGTGTCGGCGTTGGTGGTGATGCTCGGGACGGGGTAGTAGCCTTCGTTCACGGTGTTGTTAATGAAATGCACGCTGAACTGGTACGTGGACAAGTCCGTGCCGTCGCAGTACCTCGGCACGATGAACTTTACCTTTCGCACCCAAGCGTCCCCCATCGCGCCGAGCACCTGCTGCTCTAGCGGCACGGTCATAGTCCTAAAGTCTTCTGAAATTACGACGTTTTCTGCCATGCTCTTACTCCTTAATCGCTTTCAATACCGGGGCTGTAGGCTTGCCACGGTAAACCCAGCCGCTGCGCCCGTTGTATCTGACCTTGCGCCAATTGCCGCTCTTCTTGCCGAGGTATTCCAACTTCGCGCCCTTCGGTATCCGCACGAGCCGCTGCCCCAGTACCTTTTTCGGGTTGCGGTACAGATACCGCACGGCTTTAGTCGTGTAGCCAGTGACTTTCGGATCGCTGCCGCACAGACGCTGAAAATCGAGCTTATCGCCAAAGAATGCGTCCAGGTCGAGCCGCCCGACGTAGCCCTTTAGATATCCGTACTCCGTGTACTGCCACATCACCGCGTCTTTGTAGTACAGCGTGCAGCCATTGCGGTTGTACCCGGCAATCTTCGTGCTGCCTTTGCTGTAATTGGCACACCATATCGGATAGCCGAGCGTGCCGAGCTTCTGGCTTTCGATGACGCTGCCGCTCGCGTAGATTACTGGCTTGTAGCCTGCCAGCTTCTCCACCCTCGCGCACAGCCTGCCGAGCCACTTGCGCCCGCGTTTGATTGCATCGGCTTCGTAGTCCACTACCAGCATTACCTTGCCGATAAGCCCCAGCTTCTTCACTTCGCGGACGAATCTATTGGCTTCGGTGTACGGATTCAGCTTGCCCCAGCAGAACCAGTACAGCCCAGCGCAGCCCGAACGCTTGAGCGCGTCCGTCACCTGCTGCATGGCTGACGGATTCGTGTAGCTCCACTTGTAGCCGTGCGGGTTGCCGCCCATCTTCACGATTGCGAAGTCGTAGTCCACCATTCGGCAGATGTTCGCGGGTTGATTGCTGCTCACGTCGATGCCGTTAAGCATAGCTTTTCACCTTGATAGCTTTCGTTTTGCCGCCGTTGTACACCCAGCCCTTAACGCCGCCGTACTCCACGTATCTCCAATTGCCCGACTTCTTGTGCAGGTACTTGAGCGTCGCGCCTTTCTTGGATTTCTTCTTGCGCTTCGTGAGCTGCTTCTTCGGATTCGCGTACAAGTAGCGCGTCTTGATCACCTTGTAGGTATCTACGTACAGCGAGCCGCTGGGCTTCGTCCCGATGTACATTGCCGTATGCCCCAAGCCCCTAGACGCTTGATGCCTTACCAGCACATCGCCAGCACGCAAGCCTGCGCCCGTGCTCCAATTGATGCCGGACACGACCTTGTAGCCCACGCGCTCGAAGTAGGAGCGCATATTGCCCGTGTAAACGTCTGCTGGTATCGCCTGCGCCTTGCTCAATATCGGCAACCTTGCGATGTTGGAGCACGTGCCCTGGTATTGGCTGCAATCCGTCTCGCACGTGCCAGTCTTTGCGATATTCGCGAGTTTCCAGCCCAATTTGCGCATGGCAGCATAAAACGTGCTGCGCTGCCCTTGGTCGTAGCCCACGAGGTCGGCATTCGCTCCGCGCACATTAGCTTTGATTGAGCGGTTGCGCACCGCGTACTTGTCATCGCCCTCGTAGCGCAGGGCTACGCAGGTGTAGCCGTCTCGCCGAAAATCGTAGTACGGCTGCACCATGACCTCTTCGCCGGACTGATCGCCTGACTTGCCGCCTGCAATCCTTCCGCGCTCGTCGATGCGAGCCGAGCACATGTATCTAGTCATCTTGCCCCGCAATCTTTATAAATTGCTTCACTAACTCGTACATTCCAGTCGCAGCCAGACCGCTCACAAGCCCCTGAGCCACGATTTCAGGCGTGAAGCCACCCGATGCCCACGCCACGATTACAAGGCCGAGAATTGCCGAGCACAGCGGGATGAATCGGTCGAAACGCTCCGAACCTATAGCCGTTTTCGCCACGTAGCAGACCACCGCGCAGATGACCGCCGCCACTGGCATGAGGTATTGCATGAAGATTTCCATTGTTGCCCCCTACTTTTTGATTAGGTATCTCTGTACGCGGTCGCGCACTTCGATCATTTGAGCCGTGTGATTGCCGTCTATCGCGTGATTCGCCAGTTGCAGCAGCATTTCCATTTGCAGGTCGCTGGCTTCTTTCAGCTCGTCCAGACGTTCGTGGTCGTTGAGCAGCTTTCGCTCGTGCTCTTCGACCTTGGCATGTAGCTCTGCCGTGGGCTTGCGAATCTCTCGCACGGCTTTAACCGCCCCCCAAATCACAGCGAGCGCGGCGCATGCAGCCAGCAAGACCATAAAAGACGCTGCTAGGGTGTCGTATGACATGTAGTTCATAGTCACCCCCTCTACAGCCTGATAATCAGCATGCGGATGGTGTGAAAAGTGCCGTATGCGTGCGTGTTGTTCTGCACGAACGGCTGTATGTAGTCCCCCGCCGTCAGGTTGAGCGGTGTCGGCGCGAGGATCACGGTGTCGAATCTGCCGCCGATGCGCTTGTATCCCGGTCCTGCCATCACGGTGTTTCCACGCTTGAAGCCCACGCCCACCAAATCGCCCGTAATGTCGCTGCTGTCCGTGCCGACTTGCAGGCTCACGATGTACGTGCCAGTCTTCTTGATTCGGATGATGTTGTTGGTGCTCTCGTAGGCTATCGCGCCGCCGAACGTCGTTAGTCCCGTGACGTACATCGTCGTTGGTGTCTCGGTAGCTGCCACGGTGACGCTGGATTCCAGATGGTTGCCGTATGCCCCTTCGAGCGTGCGCCCCTGCACATTCAGGTTGCCGCCGAAGTTGCCGTCGTTCGCCGTCACATCGCCCGCGATAAAAAAGTCCATCAGGTCAAGCACTTGCGCCGACACCTTCACGCGCTCGTTTTCCTTAAGCGTCGAGGTGTGCGAGCCGCCCGCCTTGTACACGTAGACGTTGTACGGGTTACTCTTGTCCATCACCGCGAACGGCTGCGATTCCTCGCCGCCGCTCTGCCTGTAGAAGTCTGATACGGGTATCTGAACAGACGGGATGAGCGAGCCGTTGCTGTCGGATGTGAAGTTGCCGCCCGATGCGGTGGGCATCGTGAACTTGACCGCCCGCCCGCCGTCGATGCACCAGTAGTAAGTCTTGCCGGACGCGAAGCCGCCGTTTGGCACTGCCATACTCGGCGTGTTATCGTTGAAGCACAGCGAGTACGTCGCGCTCGGCTGCTGCGCCATGTAATCGCCGAGCAGATATTGCGGGTCATCGTCCACCCACTGCTGGCTTGTGCGCGAGAATTCGAGCGGTGTAATCTCGCCGTCGCTGACGCTGTAGCTGCCATCGGTGATGGTCGTGTGCGTTCCGCTGCTCTTGCCAATTTGCGCCCCGTCCGCGCCAAATCTCGCGGTGATGTTCTCGGCCTCGTTGCCGTTGCCGTCGAAGAACGCGACCGCGCTCTCCGTGACGCTGACCAGGTTGTTGAGGGCCTTGCGCAGCAGCAAGCCGAGCGAGTTAATCAGGATGTTGCCGCCCGTCTGCTCGGTCTGCCAGTCCTCCTGCGTCTGCTCGGTGACGTGCACGCCGCCGTCATCAGTCCAAAAATGCTGATTCGTGGCTGCTGCCGTTGCTTTCGCTTCGTCTGCCACCTTCTGCGCGTCCGCGCCCGCTTTCACGCCGCTGTCAGCCGTAGCCTGCGCCGTAGCCGCCGCTTCTGCCACTGGCTGCACGGTCTTTCGCACGTAGCCCGCGCCCACGGACGGAGCGGACACATCGCCGTCAATGTGCAGCTTGCCGCCGCGATTGCTCACCGTCACCACATCGCCGACGCTGTAGGTAGCTGTGGACGATTCCACGGGAGTGAGCACGCCGCTGCCCGCGATCTCGACCACCGCGCCGCCGTCCGTAATCTCGCGCACGACCGCCTTTTTGGTCTGCTGGCGCGTCTCTTGCGTGCCTGCGATAGCCTTGCCCAGCTCGCGTATCGCCGAGAAGTCGAGTTTTAAGCCTGCCATAGCTTCACCTCCCTGTATGCCTGCTCCGTGACGTATGCGCCGTGGCTGCACTCGATGCTCTGCGACAGCACGCGCAGGTTGCCGTCCACGCCGATGGTGTCAGCCGATGCCTTGACCACGCTAAACGGGTAAACGCCACGCGCCCACTCTCTGCCGTACTCGCGGGTTTCTTCGAGCGTGGACAGCTCTTCGAGCCTGCGGGCTGCGTAGCGTTCCAGCGTCTCGCCGTCTACGGGACAAGGGGATGTGTCCAGCTCGTCGAAGATGTAGCCGCGTGAGACTGTCGAAACGCTGCTTTCTGGGTCATCGTTCACCACCACGGCAGTCTCTAGCTCGTCCTCTGCCCTGTAGCGGTTCGGGATGCTGGCGGTCGAGTTGCCGTGCTTCGTGCCCGGTGTCAAAAGCTCCGCGCCCGTATCGTCCAGCACGAGGGCTGGCACGGTGGGCATCGGCAAGATGTGGATTTCGCCATCGCCGTGTATCTGTATTACGAAACCGCCCGCCGCGAGCACCTGCCAGACGGCTTCGAGGATTCGCGCCCCGAAGTCGTGGACGATTTGGGCATTGAGCGTAAAGCCGCCGTCCACAACCACAGGGGCTTTGACGCAACGCCTGAGCATCCTCGCCGCGTACTGCGCCCCGTCCACGCCCGCTGGCGCATACTCGCCGCTTGCGATGCGCTCGGTATAGGCGGGATACAGCACGCTCTGACCCTGCGCCTTAGTCCACAACACGCCGCGCCGCTCGTCCCCGTCGCTCGTCTCGAAGAGCAGCGTTGCGATGTTGTCGGTGGTTGTCGTGCCGTCCTGGTCGCTCTCCATGACGATGCGGTAGTAGCCGCGTGGCAGCTCGCCGCGCACCTCCATGCTGCCGGATTCGATGCGCGGCGCGTCCCCTGATGCGTCGCGTGTGACGCTTATCGAGCCGTTGACGAATCCGTCCAGCGGCTCGCCGTTTAGCCATGTCCTCTCGTTGACGCGGTAGACGCGCCAGCGGCTGACGTAGCTCCTAGAGTAGTCAATCATTCGCCGCCCCCTGTAGCTGCTGGCGGTGCGGGCAGCATGTAGGCTTCTGTCGCGTCAACGCGGCTCGTGCTGATGCTCACGTTTAGCAGCACGCCGTCTGTTGACAGGTCGCTCACCTGCACGTCAGCTTCGTATGCGCTGCCATCTGGTAGGCGCACGAAAGCCGCGCCAACGTAGTTCGCCAGTTGCCGCATGCGCTCGTTGCTCTCCGGGCCGTCAGCCCTCACGATTACGCTGCTCATCTTGCCCGTGCGCGTCACGCCCTCGTTGTAGTACGCCGCTTTCGCGCCGCCGCCGTGCGTGCGTATCTCCACGTCCTTCGCGTAGGCATCGGAAAGCGCGATGTTGTACGGCAGCTCGATGTAGCCGCCCTGCCAGTCGATGCGCATGTAATCGCCGCGAAGGTCGTACTCCACATCGTCGAAGTTCTCCGCGCCGTCCACCGTGCGGATGGCGATTCGGTAGGCTAGGTCGGTTTCCGTGCCGAATGGCGCGTATGAATCAACGAATGTGCCGCTCAGCGGGTAGCCGTTGCCTATCAGCTCCGCGCCGTCTGCGGTCAGTCGGTAGATGTCGAAAACGTCTGTAGATGCCGCCGCATCCTCGCCCACGGTCGCGTGCAGGTCGATTACCGCCTGCATGTGGTGCACGCCGTCAGCGTCCACGTAATCCTGCGGTGTCACGGTCGCGTAGCCAAGCGGAAACGGGGCTTTGTGCGCGAAGTTGACAGCAACGGGCAGCACGGTTTCTTCCGATTGCAGCCCGCTCGCGTCGCTGACAGCCGATACCGTCAAGCGGTAGTTGCTTTCGTCCACCAAAGACGTGAGCACGGGCAGTGTAAACGTCTGCGTGAAGCTGTCAGATTCGTCAGTCCACACGCCCGAAAAGACCTCGCTCCAAACGACCGCGTTATCTGCCGTGTCCACTATACCCGTTGCCTGCTGACCGCTCACGCCGTCGCTTTCGAGCTTCGCCACGATGCTGCACGGCTCGGATGCCGTGACGGAGAAGGTCAGCGGCTGCACCGTGAGCATGGACGCTGCCGTGGCAGTCAAGGTCGGCGGCTGCATGAAGCCCACTGTGATGGTGTCGGATGCCACGAAAACGCCGCCCGTGGACACCTCCACGTACATGGAAAGAACGCCGTCCACCGCTAGGCTCGCCGCACGCGCTGCCGGTATCACGTAGCGGCCTGCCGTGCTGTCGCTGCTGTGGATTACCTCGCCCGCAGCCGTGCGCAGCCGCCACGTGCGCTGCACGCCGCCGCCGCCGAACGTCCACTCGCACTCCACATCCGAGCCTTGCGGCACGAAAGGAGTAGACATGAGCGTTACGCCTACGGGCTCGGCAGACGGTATGACGCTCTTGACGTTGCTGTACGGGCTGTAGGTGCGCCTATCGCCGTCGAGGTAACGCCGCGCCTTGACGTAGTACAGCTCGCCAGCATCAAGCCCCTTGATTGTGATTACCGCGCTGTCATGGTAGGTGACTTGCACATCTTCGTCCGTGGTCGCGTCATGCTCGGTGACAACCAGCTCGCCGTCTGACCACTCGAATTCGTAAGCGTCGGGGTCATCGGTGGACTTCCACGCGTCTTCGGATTCGCTCCATGTCAATTCCGTGCCGTCCGCATCGTCCGTGCCGTCCGCGTTCCATCCGAGCGTCACGACCGCGCCCTCGCCGTCCGCGCTGCTGATTGCATCGATAATCTTGATGCTCTCGTCTGCTGCGGTCGGGGCTGGCACTTCCAACGCCTTGACACGCATCGGCTCGGAGTAGCGGAAAAGCACGCCCTCGACCGAGCGTATCGACTTGACGCGAATCCACGTGTAATGCCCCGCTTCGGGCATCAGCTCGGAGACTGACGCGGCAAGCGCGGTGCACTCGCCATCGTCCACGCTATCTGTGGCACGCCACGGGGCTTCTGCGGGAATCTGCGAAGCCTTGGCATAGGTCACGTCCGCGAGCACTTCGAGCACGACCTTATCGACGGGATGCTCGGTCGTTTGGTTGGTGTCGATTTTGATCGTGGCCTTGCCCGAGCTGGAAATGCTCGAAATGTCGATGCCCGTGATTGTGGTCTGCTTCGGAAAGCTGACGTAGTACGGTGTCGAGGTCACCCACTCGGATGCGCCGCGCACGCCGCGTGCACGTGCCTTTACTTGGTAAGCGATGTACTGGTCGTAGCTGAGCTGCTGATAGTCGGTCGCGTCGTAGCGGTCGGTCTTGCTCGTGGCGGTGTGGTTAATGTTGGTCGTGGTGGTCTTGCCCGTGCGGGTGTTGACCACGATGCGCTGGGCTTCGGTGTCGTACCGCTCGTGCGCATCCGTGCCCGCGTCCGTGGTGATGGTGCAGCTAATCGTGCCGGTCTGCGGGTCGATGGTGGTCTTGCCGATTTTCGGCTTTCGGGGCTTCTGGAAGGTATAGGTCTTGCTGACCGTCTTCGTACCCTCGCCCGCCCTGTTGGTCGGCACGACCGAGAATTTAATCGACGTGATGTGCCGCTTCGTAAACGGGTAGAAGCTGCGGCGCGTGTAGCTGCCGAAATCGTTTATGTTCACGCTGACCGACTTCGCGCCCGTGCCCACGACGCGGGCGGTCGCTGCCAGCTTCTGCTTGCCCTTCTTCGCCGTGCCGTCACTCACGTACACGGATTCGCCCAAGCCCGTCGCCTTCCGCGTGCTGCCGCTTTTGGTCGCCGCGCTCGGCAGGCTCCACTCGCACTTGATGACGTTGCCGCTGCGGGACACCTTCATGCCGCTAACGCCGTACTTGCATTTCTTCGTGCCTTCTGCCATTAAATTGCCCCTGTCGCTTTCAGTTGCCGCAAGCCCTGAGATAGCGTTGTAATCAGCTCGTTCGGGTCGGCTGAGCCTGTGTAGTTGAGCGTGACGTTCACGCCGCCGCTGTCCAGATGCTCCGCGATTGCAGCCGCGTACTCTCTCATGTACGGGTTGTACTTAGGCCAGATAAACTCCGTGCCTTTCTCGCCCGCGCCGATGAGCGTTGCATCCTCGACCATGCCGCCGCGTGCTTTCCAATTGACCGAAAAGCTCGGCAATCGACCCTTGCCAGCAATGCCCCACGGTGCTTCGCCGCCGTCTACGTGCACCTCTGGGATTTTCGGCTTCGGGATGGTGATGTGCAGCCCTGAGAAAAAGCCCTTGATAGCACCGACTGCCGTCTTGATTGCGTTCTTCGCCGTCTCGATCGGATTCTTAATCGCGTTGCGCACGCCGTCAAAGATGGATTTGACAACACCGAGAATCGGCTTTAGCCCGTTGATGATGCCCTTGATGGTGTTTACCGCGCTCCTGATGATGTTGGAGACTACAGGCCACACGGCATGCACTACAGTCTTTACAGCCGTCATCACGGTAGAGACTACCGAGCCGATTACAGGCCACGCGGCGCGGATTAATCCTAGCACAGTCTGGCTCACGTCTCCGATGGTCTGCGAAATGTCAGGCCACACGTCAGCAACAATGTCGCCAACGTCGCCCATGACGGAATCAAAAGTCTCTTGCAGCAGCGGCAAGACCTCATCGATGATTGGCTGAATTTTCGAAGCCACGTCCTCGATTGCAGGCATGATTGCCTGCGCCGTCGAGTCGATTTGCTCGCCCAAGCCTGACAGCGCGGCATCCACGGTCGGCATGAGCGCGGTTACTATCGGGTCGAGGGCTTGGAAGAAGCCCGCTTGCAGCTTCTGACCGAGCAGCCCTAGCTTTTCCTCCACGCTGAGCGTGTTGTTGTACACCTGGTCTAGTGCGCCCTCGGTGTCCGTGCTGATGGCCTTGTACATATCGGAGAAGCCGAGCTGCCCCTTTTGGGCTGCGTCGTACATGGTCATGCCAGCGCGTGCGCCGAAAATGTCGATAGCGTCAGCAGCGGATACCGAGCCGTCGAGCACGCCGTTTGCGAAGTCGGTAAATCCGTCTTTAGCAGACTTGCCTTCCTTGCTCCATTCGGCAACGCCCTTTTTCATGCCCGCGAGGATTGCGGAAGTGTTCGCGCCGCTGCGCTCGAAATTGGCGAGCATCGCGATTGATTCGTCGGTCGAGAATCCCAGCTCTTTAAAGCTGGCTGCATTGCTCGTGACGCTTTCGGCAAGCTTGCCCACGTCGATGCCTGCCGCCTGCCCCGCCTTGGTCAGCGTGTCGAGCGTTTTGCCGTAGTCGTCAGCGCTGATGCCCGCATTGTTCATCATGCGGCTTACGTCCTGCACGGCTTTGGTCGCGTCCTGACCTGTGACCTTGGCGTACTTCATGGCCTGTTCGGATGCCGCTTCGAGCGCGTCACCCTCAAGACCGAAGCGCGTATTCAGCTCGCCTACTGCCGAGCCGATATCATCGAAGCTGCCAACTACGTTTTTCGACACGTCGAGGTACGTGCTTTTCAGGCTTTCGGCTGCTTCGCCAGTCGCGCCCGTGGCTTTAACCACGTTGAAAAAGCCCTCTTCCACTCCGGTGAAAGCGTCTTTCATCGCGCCGACTGCGAGCGCACCTGCGAGCACGCCGCCGACTGCTTTCAGGGCAACGCCCGCCGCGCCAGCGAACATCGAGCCGAATCCTGCGCCAGCTTTCTCGCCTGCGCCGCCGAGACTTGGCACGATGGCATCCGCGATGCTCGTTTCCGCGCCCTCCATCGACGGCATAATCTGCACGAAAGCATTGGCTACCGTTGCGCCGCTGGGCATTTAATCACCCCCGTAGTACCATTCGTCAAATTCTGAGATTGGGATTGCGCCCTTGCCGATTCTGCTGCTGTCATCCTTCCACGGACGCGGGTACGGCTCCGGCATCGCGTCCTTGCCGCCGTGAGCCTTTGCGAAAAGATGGGCTGTCATCATCACGGCATCGTAGATGTCGGCAAGTATCGCCGCACGCTGTATATCGCGTGCGAATAGTGCAGCATCCTTATCCTGCGCCCGCACTGTTGCGCTGTCATCTGGCAGGTGCTTTGCAAAATTCGCAAGTTCGTGCCAGCCGAAAAAAGCGGCAGCTT